CTACTGGGTACAAGTGAGCACAACTAACAGCCAATGGAATAGCCAGCGTAGTTTTGCCAATTCCTGGCGGTCCAGCTAAAACATTAACCCCGACACTTACAAAGTCATCAAGTAAATACTCAAACGTGGATACTTGTTCTACACCTGAGTGGACGGCTCTATCAAAAGACAACGGATGGCTAGAGCTTTCACCCTCCAAAAGCACTTGGGAGGAAGCAGATTTTAGGTTTGGCCCCGTCCATCCATTGTCCATTGCCAAACGAAATATGGACCGATAAGTGATACTGTGCGGAGTATCTAAATCCCGATCCCATTTCTTCCGACAAACTGAAGCGTCAAACTTTTCTGGACTTGTCTTACTCCATTCTAACCAAGTTGCAAAGCCATTTTCACCATACGGATGTAATGCTAATCCTACATTTACCCAAGTCTGATAGTCATCACTGTCTACACATTTTAGAGCCTCTTTAAGATCATCAAACGTCTGTGCCGTTGCCACAGGCACTCCACCGCGCTCAACCAGCTCATAACTCGTTGTATGTGGCCTAGACTTGTCACTGATAAACTTTGGTAGCTCTGATGGTAAACTGGGATTGATTTTACTGATGGGTGATTTGCCATCAAACCATTGGTATGAACCTGACACACCGACAGATGGTGCCACACAAATATAGCCTTGATGCTTCAAGTCTAAGCCAGCGCCCAGTGACGATGGAAAAGAATAACCAGTGTCAGCCTTAAATAGACGGTGCTCACCACCACCTTGAGTCTTGGCGATACAATCACTGTAAAGCACGCCATGTTCTTTCTCTATGGCCTCTAATGTCTCCACACCACCATTCTGTGGGTCTATATCCAAAGCAATCAACCCAGACTGAGCGAGACTAATTCCAAGTCCACAATCTGGGTCTGTAGACAGCCAGTCTTGTATCACCCGTGGATCATTAGATGCATCGAGGTGACCTCTGGGAGCGAGATTTGCCTGTGGGTGTTTTCCTGGCTTGTGGCCGCGTTCATTATTATCTCTACCACATCTACAAGTGCCGTCCTCGTGTACGTTCCAAGTCGGCACAATAAACCAACCCAGCTGGATATAACTCATGGCGTAATCTAAAGTAGACGGAGCCTTCTGAACTTCCCATAAATATTTCGGTGTTCTTGCCATTTAGAAAGTCTCCTCCAAAACATTCCAATATTGCCCACGTTTTTTCAGGACCACTGATGTTGGCTTGGGTGCCGACTTGATCATGTAGCTCAAACGATTGGGTGGACACGGTAACGTGACGGGTAAATTTCGTCTATCAAAAAATCGATAAACATCATCACTTTCTTTATTGGTGTTCAAAAATTTAGTTGCCGTGATCTTGGCATTGTTCTCTGTAAGGCAAACATACTTTACGGAAATGTAATTTTTTCCACGAGGGACAAAGCCCTGACAGGCCGATACAGTAGCTGTAACACTGCCGTTGTCACCTATAGCTTTACCAGTGTTAGGATCAACAGGCTCTATCGTGGTAAGGCCAGGATGTAGGAACCGTTCCTTCTTAACAAACGGTAAGGGAATAAAATTACCTTCAACTATTTCATCGTTAATTGTTGGACGCTTTTCCATCGTCCATTGTGGCATCATAGAGCAACCACCAAGCCTGAGAAAATTACCAGCAAAGTCTAGAACCAGACAATCTTTTTTACCCTGAGACAATCGCGTGCCTCGACCTAACGTCTGAACCCACAGGCTACTTGAAAGTGTTGGACGCAAAGATATAATACAATCAAGACTAGGTAAATCAAATCCAGTAGTCAGCATATCAACACTGGTTACTGCATTATATCGACCATCCTCTAAGCCCTGATAAACTTCTTGACGTTCATCTTGATCCATCTTGGAATGTAAGACAGCTACCTTACGGTCAGTGTATTTTTCTAATTTTTTCTTAACGACCATAGCAACCAAAATTGTAGGCGTGTATACAGCCATAATTTTTCTGTCACGAGCTACGGTATCGAGCTTTTTACAAACAGATGTAAGCCAACCGTCAGTGATCAACCGTGATGCATCTGCCTGATTGAAATCATTACCGATCAATTCACAGTCGCTCAAATCCAATTGGATACGGTCTGAGGCTCCGACTAATGGGGATAGGTAACCTTCTTCTACACCTCGTTCTACATTATATTCGTAACTGCATTTATTAAACCACCGACTGCCAGAGCTATCGTGTAGGTCACCATTATTGCTATCTCGAACATTGTCATTCTCCCTATAAATTAATCCGTTATCCAATCTCCAAGGCGTTGCCGTCAAAGCAACTTTTTGGGAACGTGGATAGGCTGTAAATAGTTTTTCGTATTGGCTCGTTCCGTTTTCACATGGCACCCTGTGAGCCTCGTCTATGATGATTATATCAGGTGCTAAAATGCTAAGATTAGATATGGTCTGAATTGTACCATAAATAATTTTTTCATTTATATCTTGTTCAGTTGGTTTATGGATCGAGCTACAACAAATGCCGACAGGTAAAGCAGATAGTCTTTTAAACTGTGCCACATTTTGTTGAACCAACTTTGTGGTGTGCGTTAAAATCCAAACCCGTTTATTCTGTCGGCTAAGTGTGTAGGCCAAATCAGCTATAATCAATGATTTGCCAGTTCCAGTAGCTAGATTGAGAACGGGGTTGTAGCCCTTCTCTAAATCAGCCAAGCAAGTTTTGATTGCTTCAAGTTGATAAGGTCTAGCCCTCATTAGATGCCTCATCTCTGAGGTGTTGCGCTACTTTTAATAAACGCTCACGGTCAGCCTCTGGGACTAACACCGTGACCTTGACAAACCCCAACGCCAGATTTTTCTGACGTTGAGTTTCGTTCCACCGCATCTGGGTGTTTTTATCATATTTGTTATCAGTCATTATGCCACCTCCTTTAAAACATTGATTTTGGTTAGGGCTTTAGTTGCAACTGAAACTACTTCTTTCTGAGAAGTGTGAGCTAATAAAAACTGTCGTGAAACTTTAGCTTTTAAGGCAGAAGTATCAACCACATTACGAGTAGCAGTGCGGATTTGCACAACGTGCTCAGTGCCTAAAACGTCACAGGAATTACCATGATTTACTTTAAGGTGAGATTTTAGAACTTTTAATCGTGCAGTTTTTGTAGCAATGTCTGCCTCTAAAGAAGCAATTTCGTTAACTGTTGAAATTTCTGTAAAAATTGTTTTCATCGTTATCTCCGTTATCAAGTTATTCTTATGTTATACATCCTAATTATATTAGGGTCAAGTGTGTTTATTCATTTTTTATTTGCATGGCGTGACGCATAAAAGCCTCTGCCCAGACAGCGTAATGAACAGCACACGATGTTTTACAAAAAAGTCCGTTGCCATATTTGTGGGGAAGGTAATCACCATTCCATACAATGCGTGTCTTTCTATTAAAGCTATCTCTTTTATGAGATAAAACTACACCGTTTGTCGGAGGCCATTCTGGAAAAGTGTTAGGTGTTTCAGCGTGCTTATCCCATTCGTCACCTTTAGGTAGTTTTCTCCTATAGTCTGATCCATTGTTTTTTAAATCATCCCATTCAAGCCATGAGTTCTCCGACCATTCACCGTCATCGTTAGAGTTGAGGTACTGTAGCTCTGTGTCTTTCTTGGGTGGTTTGTTGCACCACTTACAATTTTCAACTGTCATAATGACCTCGATACTGTTACAGCCATTTTGTCTTTAGTCTGTCTTATAGTTATATCTGTTTCTGAAGGAGAATGTCTCCTTAAATAACTATAAATTGTGGATCTCATATTATTTAAAACTGTTTGATTATCGGCATGGCGATACGATGCCATACCATATTCATTACGTTTATCCAAAAACTCTTTAATGGTTATCAGGCGTTGTTCACCAATTTCCCAAGTGTGGATAGGAACATCAAACATCTCATCACAAAAAGCAGTCGGTTTAAAAAGTTTATTTTTCTGAACCATTATTTTTATCCAATCTGATACGTTGAACTTGAGGATCATTAAACCATTTATCTCTACGGAGATTAGTGTCATCATCAATAAATTTTCGTAATTGAATATGAACGTCTAAATTAGTTGGCACAAATTCATCCATAGCCGTTGATAAAAAGTGCTCTAAAATAATGTATCTGGGAATGTTAAATGTTTCACAGAAAACTTGAACCTGTTCCAATAAACTTTGTCTAAATAATGTTGATGGCACTGTCACAGGACTATTAACTTTAGGTTGCTTGCTCATTGTGTAACTCCAAATCCGATTGCATAAAAATAAATTAAAACAGGGATGCCTACCAAACAGCAAACACCCCCAACAAATTCCATTAGATCTTTCATACGAAAGCCTCCCATTTATAGTCACCTTCCCACTCATTCATAAAGTCTCTGAAAATAGGAGAAGTCACATTGATCGAGTGAAGGTATGGGTAGCGCATTTTTCTCAACAGCCACAGTTCGCCACGGGCTGAAACAGGTTTGACGCAAACCACGTTTTTCTCATTGGTATCAAAATTAACTGCAAAATCATTCATATCGTTATCTCCGTTATAAGTTATAGGAAGGGGCCGTAGCCCCTGTTGGTTAAATACAAAAAAATCCACGCCGTGCAAAGTGAGTAATGTCTGTGCCGTTGTCTAAGCGTCTACAGTAATCACTCAACATAAACACAATTGCCCATCGTCCTGTGGACACTTGAGTAACCATAAAAATTGGATCAAAATCTGTTTGATTGTAAGCACTAAAATCTTGAGCTTCTTTTTCAGCAATATCAAATGCTCTTTCATGGGAAGCATAGGTTTTAATGCTTGATTTGTTTTCTTTAAGTCGTTTTTCAATGCGATCAACGGCACTAGAAATAAAGTTGCCACTAACTTTGTGAATTCCAATTGGTGGTAAGTAAGTCATATCAATTTCTCCGTTATCAAGTTATACAAAGAATATAACCCTACTATGTAGTAGGGTCAAGTCTTTTATGCTATTTCTTTTAAACTTTTTACAAATGGGTGAACTTTAAGTTTGGCAACTTGTTTGTCACTTCCCAAACTACGGATTACCCTTAACCTTCCAGAAATATGTCTTTCATGGTTCAAAAGATTTTTTATGGTTGTTAACATAGCATCGTGGCCTAGAATAGTAGCCTCAATGACTTTGGAGGTAATACAGTAATCAAGCTCAAAAGCATTTTTACGAGCTTCAGCTACAGTGCAAAACCAGTCGGTGCTGTTCGAGCCTGTTGGGTCTTCTACTTGAAATAATTTCATTTTACCACTCCTTCTTAAAATCGTCTTTTTCGTTTTCTTCATAGCCCTCGTAATATTCACGAATGCTTTCCTCAGTCATATCGCACTCTTCAACCTTGCGAGAGCGATAAGTGCCTTCCTCGTAGAAATGAGGCTTACGAGGTCTGCCGTAGTAACTGTCAGCCATGCCTCTGTCATAAGGTGACCCGTGACGATGGGTGACAGGTGAAACTGAAATCCAATGTAGTAATTTAGCCATTTGTTATCTCCGTTATTAGTTATAATTTTAAAGTGGACTTAATTGAAATAAAATTCTTTCATAAAAAATTGCAACGGGTTCTGAATTATCTGTTTCTTGCATATAATGATATTGTTTATCAGTATCGATACTATCATTAGCAGAAACCAATAATGCTGTAGCTTGCTTGAGTGAAAGATCAGCTTTTGACGTTGCTAATGTAATTTCATCAGTGACCTTATCGTCAAGATCGTACCAAATGTGTTTTTTAATTACTTTGTATTTATTAGCCATTTGTTATCTCCGTTGTTAGTTATTACTCTTTATACACCCTAACCGTATTAGGGTCAACCCCTAAAATAAAAAAAAGGGAGAGCCGTAGCCCTCCCCTTATTATTAGAAGTTATAGTCATAATGTTTATGTGGAGCTTCCGCTAAATTAAAACGGCTACCACCACTGTTTTTCCATTGCCCTGATTTATGTTTACGAATACGAATAACAGGATTGTTCAAATTAGATTTAATGTCCCACTTTTGACCTTCGACATTTCTGGTAGCGTGACCAAAAAATCCACCGTAAACAAAACCAAGATCTTTAGTAGTGTGGAGTTGTTCTGCATCCATCTCTCTGATCTCTAAAGTCTTATCTGAAATCACTTTAACAATTTCGTAAGGACTAACATCGGACCACCCGTGAAAGTTTGCGTATCCGAAAGAACCATCTTTGTTTGTGAATTTAACCATCTTTATTTCTCCGTTATCAAGTTATAAAAAGAACCTAACCCTACTGTAAGGTAGGGTCAAGTCCTAATTTCATTCAGGCTACTTTTTTTTCAGGGTCAACATCCCTCATTATATTTTTGTTGACTATCTCTCTACGGAGAATGCGATAGATCTTCTGCCAGTTCTTCCCGTGAGGTGTGTTGTCACCGTCACGCAACCACCGTGTGTAGATGAAGTAATTGAAGTGTATGAGATGTGCTACCTCATGGGCAACGATAAGCATCAGAGCGTCCTCTGGGGTTGCAAACGTACCTTCCCCAATAATCGGATCGTTTTTAATTCGGGCGTACTCATGTTGAAAAGTTCTACCCTTGCGATATTGACTTACATCAATACACATATAATTTTTACCGCCAGATGAACTTTGGCCTCGACACTTAACTTTAAGATATAGTTTATCCCAGACTTTAGCGACAGTCAGTTTCTCAGATCTTGGCCCCATGATTTCCCATTTGGATTTCACGATCTCTTTCAGGCATTGTTTGGTAAGACGCTTCACCAAGTCGCGCTCTGCGATAGTGACGTTTTTAGATTTATAAATTAATCCCATAGTTAAATCTCCGTTATTGAGTTATTTAAGAAGTATACGCCTAATCGTATTAGTTGTCAATACACCTGGTAAGTCATTGTTTTTATTGACTTTTTTTGGGCCCTAAACCGAAATCGGTTAGCAGTTTACCGAATACGGTTAAATAGGGTTGTCATTTCTGAGGCGATTCGTTATGGTTGCAGAGTCATAACTTATAACGAAATAGCGACTAATGATGCTTTCAAAATTTGTACTCATATTATTTTGTCTAGGCACCCTTGCACTTTATGCCTATGTATCCTCTGCCGATTGGGACATGGAAGATCGGGAGTTTAAGGAATATTGTCAGATGGTAAAGTGGGGAGCTTGGCCCGACTATAAAAATCTGGAGCAACACTGTGACTGAAAAGCATTGGGTGTTTGACACAGAGGTCTATAGCAATTGCACATTATTTTTAGCTCAGTGTGTTGAGACAGAGGAATGGTTTGAACTGTTTAAATCTGACGATGGGTCTGACAGTCGTTTAGAAGCGTTTCTGAGGGAGCCTAATACATTTGTTGGGTTCAACTCCCAAAATTATGACACCCTCATTGTATCGGCTTGGTGTCAGGGTATGAGTAGCGAACAGATTAAGGCTATGAGTGATGACATCATTCAAAACGAAATCAGCCCGTTTGCAATCAAGAAAAAATATAAGTTAAAAGACAAAATTAAAAATCATATAGATTTGATTGAGGTTGCCCCGTCATTTGTGGGTCTTAAAGCATACGGTGCGAGAATGTTTATGGATCTCCTTCAGGACTTGCCATTTGAACCTGATAGCGTACTCACAGAGCACGATGAACATGAGTTGGCGTTGTACTGTCAAAATGATGTTAAGACCACTGTAGAGCTATTTAAAAGGCTTCAGAAAGAGATTGAACTGCGAATAGAGTTGTCGGTGCAATATTGGTTAGATCTCCGTAGCAAATCTGATAGTCAAATTGCAGAACAGGTATTTATAAAAAATTTGAAGTTAAAGGCACAGGAAATACCAATTCCAAAAACGGTACGGTATCAACCGCCTCATTATTTACAAATGTATTTCAGTGGAACTCAGGAGGTTTTAGACAGAGCCTCAAATTTAGAATTTCAGGTAGACCAACAGTCAGGTCACATTAAGATGCCGTCTGAGTTGGATATTGAAGTCTACAGTCGCACTGGGTCATATAAGATTGGTATCGGTGGTCTACATAGTACCCACGATAAAAAGGTTACTCACGTTGCAGGTAAAGACCACCAGATCATGGAAATAGATGCAGCGAGCTTTTACCCCACGATAATGTTAAATGGCGGTCTGTGTCCTTCTCATATCGGTCAAAAGTTTATTGACGAATATCAACGGATTTATGATCAACGCATTAAGGCTAAAATGTCAGGGGATAAGACTGTAGCTGACACGCTCAAAATTAGTTTGAACGGTACGTTTGGAAAACTGGCAAGCAAACATTCAACACTCTATGCCCCAGACCTTATGTTAGCCACAACTCTGACGGGTCAGTTTACATTACTGATGTTGATTGAATGGCTTGAGAACGAGGGATCAGAAATTGAAATCCTGTCAGCTAATACAGACGGCATTGTCGTAAAGTTTCCAAATTTTAGAGAACAAAATGTTAGAGATTGTGTGGCTGAATTTGAGGAACTGTCTTGTTTCAGTTTTGAATACACGCCATACAAGTGTCTCGCCATAAAAGACGTTAACAATTATATTGCCGTGAAACCTGATCAGACGATCAAAGCTAAGGGGATATATGCTCCAATCAGTTTACGCAAAAATCCCACGGCTCCAATCTGCTCAGAGGCTGTAGGCAAGTGGTTAGCAACAGGCGTGGACTTTGAGACAACGATTGATCAAGCACCCTTCCACGGCTTTATAACAGCCCGTAGCGTGACAGGTGGAGCACAACAAGGTGGATTGTATCTAGGAAAAGTTGTGAGGTGGTATCAATCAACTGAGAGCGCAACACTTGCACCAATCCTTTATGAAAAGAACGGCAACAAGGTAGCTAAATCTGAAGGAGCGCGACAGTGCATGAATATACAGAAGTGGGATGAACAACCAAAAGATTTAGACAAGGCTTGGTATGTTCGGGAATGTATTGAGATTGCCCATCAATTAGGTGCCGAAACTTTTCTTGATCTTAATCAAATATTTGTCAGTAATTTTGGAGTGAAATAATGCCAACAGTTTACGTTATACAAAACGACAATAAAGATTTATCAGATGCTAAACAGTATGGAGAGCTTGAGGCAGTTTTCTTTAATCCTAGAAAGCCATACGATACTAATTTTTTATTAGACATGGCTCACAAGGTTTTAAGCAAAATAACCAAATATGATTACATTCTTATGGTAGGTGACCCTGCTTTGTGTAGCGTGGCAACGGCTGTTGCACGCGAATACTGTGATGAAATAAATATACTCAGTTGGGATAGACGGAGCTTCAGCTACGCCCCTCTGACGTTCGATTTTGCAGATGCGGAATGACAACCGCTAATTTCATAAAGGAGAAAAAAATGTCAAAACAAAAAGAACCTGAATGGCAAAGGAGTTTGCGTGTTGGTAAACAGAAAGTGCCACCCCGTATTTGTTTGTACGGAGGTCATGGGATCGGCAAGTCAACATTGGCTAGTCAGTTCCCAGAACCAATCTTTATAAGTACAGAGGACGGCCTAGATAGTTTGGACGTTACGAGCTTTCCAAAGGCTACCGAAAATAGTCAGATTATCGATGCGATAGGCACGTTAATTAAAGAAGATCACAAATTTAAAACGTGTGTTATTGACTCAGTGGATTGGCTAATAGAGCCTTTAATTTCCACCCTCGTAGAAAATAGTCACGAGGCTAAAGATTTAGCTTACGGTAAATTTGCCGTGTTATGTGCTGAAGAATTTCGTGAGATATTACAAGGTTTGGATGTGCTCCGTCAAAAACGTGGCATGAACATTGTGTTGGTTGCTCACTCTCAGGTATCTAAATTTGAAGATCCAAGAACTGAGCCTTACGATAGGTATAGTCCAAAGCTACCAAACAGATGTAATGCTCTACTAATGGAGTGGGTAGATGTTTTAGCATTTTGTGCAATGGATGTGATGATACGAAAATCAGACACTGGCTTTAACACTTCAAAGACACGAGGTGTATCGTCAGGTGAACGTCTGTTGCACTATGTTGAAACGCCAGCTTTCGCATCTAAAAATCGTTACGGTTGCCCAGAGCAATCACCAATGACCTATGAAGAATTATCTTCTGTAATCCCTGTTGTATAAAGAAAGGAAACAACAATGCCTAAATTTGGATTTGATATAACTGAAGTTGAAGCTAACGAGCCAATCAATTATGACCCATTACCAAAAGGTGAATACACCTTGCGTGGCATAGAGGCTGAGTTAAAAGACACCAAAAATAACGCTGGCAGTTACATTGCTGTTAAGTACGAGGTATCTAAAGGTGAATATGAAGGACGTTTTATCTGGTTTAATTTTAACGTCACGAATGCATCTCAACAGGCTGAGACTATCGGTAGACAACAATTAGTTGCATGGGCAACAGCTTGTGGAAAGCCTGACTGTGATGACACCGATATGTTAATGGAAAAACCATTTCAGGCAAATGTTGGGATACGGACAGGAACAAATGGTTATGCTGATAAAAACGAGATAACAGGTTTTCTTTTTAAACCTTCAGCAAAACCACGGCCTGCTCCTAAATCAGCACCTGTGGAAACCCCGTCAAGTTCAGGTAAGCCTTGGGATTAATAATAACAGGGGAGGGTTATCCCTCCCCATAAGGATTACTTATGGTTGCGTTTCCTAAAAGCCCAGAACAAAAACTTATAGATGCTGTATATAAATCTTATGAAAAAACAGAAAACCTGTCGTTTAGTCGATTAGGTGCGTCTGGTATCGGTGAAGAATGTATTCGTAAAATCTGGTTTAACTGGCGTGGATTTTCAAAAAAACAATTTGAAGGACGGATGTTAAGACTGTTTGAAACAGGCCATTTACAAGAAGACCGTGTAATTCAGGATTTAATTCGATCTGGTAAAGAAGTTTATTTTGTTAATGAGTATGGCAGTCAATACGAATTTGAACATGACAGTGGTCATTTTATTTGTAAGGTTGATGGTGTTATAAAACACCAAGATAAAAATCATTTATTAGAAATAAAAACGCATAATAAAAAATCATTCAGTGCATTACAGAGACACGGTGTAGAAAAGTCTAAACCCGTTCACTATAGCCAAATGCAAATCTCTATGTATTTAGGACACTTTACACGAGGCTTATATGTGTCGTTATGTAAAGACGATGAACATTATTACATTGAAAAAATAAAAGAAGACAAAGCTCATCAAAAATCATT